TTGTCGCCGAAGTCCTCGAAGAAGGCGGGCTTGCCATCGGAGTGGTACATCCTGCGCAATTTTTCGGTGACGACTTCCATCACCCGTCCGCCATCCCGCTCCAAAACCCTGAGCATCGCGACGGGGTATGGCGGCGTACCGTAGTCATAAACGCAGACCGTGCTGCGGCTGTCCAAGCGGGTGTAGACGACTTCGTTGTTTTCGTTCTCCGTAACGTACAGGTACGCGGCGCCGGTGACGACGTAATCGTGGATGAGCTCGGAAAACGTCGCGGCATCGTCGTTGTAGCGTCTGACCTTGTCGATGTGCGCCTGGTACTCTTCCGCAGCCTCGCCGCCCTCGTCATCGTTGGAGGCTATGGAGTAAGCAGGCGGCTTGCCCGAAAGGTAGCCGCGCGCCATGCCGACGATGTAGCTCTCGAACGCCACGACGATCCTGTCGCCGTCGCTGCTCATGATTTCGTTGGGGCTTTCCTTGCGGCGGTAGCGTTTGTAAAGGTTCTTGCGGTGCGTAAAGTAAGGCTCCGCGAGATCCACAAGCTCCTTTATTTTTTCATCGTCCAGCGAGTCGAAGTATTCGCGTGTAAGCTGTATCAACCTTGCCGCCTCCTTTCGGGTATGACAAAACCGCCTGAAGGCGGCTTCGGGGATTGCTTGCGCTGCGCGGAGCGCATTAGTAAAATCTCAGCGATGATGACGCTACGCCCTTCTCCCTCGTAAGGCTCTCCGCGATGCAGGTCAATGCGTCGGGCCCGTCATCGTTCTGGTTGCCGCCCGCCCGCTGGTACTCGGTAACGTCTTGATGGAACTTCGGGAACAGCTTGCCCCAATGCTCCGGCATGTATATGCGGCGGGTCACGTTCGTTGAGTTCGCCAGTATCCGCGCCTCTTTGTTCTGCGTCTGCGCGAACGTCTCGAACACGGTTCTGCTGTTACCCGCGTCCCGCGACAGCCGCTCAATCACCTTCGCGAATGCCTTGCCGCCGAAGTTGCTTTCAAAGACCGCTTTTTCCACGTTGAACTCTTTCAGCCTGCGCACAAGCTCCCGCTCGGTGGCGTCCATGCCCTCCTGCGTGTAATAAACGTCTAGGACGTAAGCCTTCGGCTCGATGCCGCTGGTCAGGCCGTATATGATGTTGCACAGATAGTCCTTGCCCTCGTCTGCGGTGTCGCAAATGGAGCGTATGACCGCGAAGCCCGGCTTTTCCGCATATGTTATGAACTCGCCGTAGAGCCTGCCCTTGAGGTCGATGGGCTCCTGGTCGTAGTTGGCGCGGGCGATGTCTTCGCCGACCGTCTGCATGATTTGGTCGTACCGCGCCTTGTCAAGGATTCGCCCGTTGAGCATGTTGGAGCCGTCGAACGCCTTTTTTGTGATGACCCTTATTCTGCGCCCTTGCTCCTGGTACATCGACGACACGCGCCCGGCCAAGTCCTTTGTCGCCCAGCGCGTCATGACGAGTATGAGCTTCGCCTTCCCCTCCAAGCGGCTGTAAAGGGTGTCCGTAAACCATGTGAACTGTTCCTCAAGGATGCCCCTGTGGTTTGCTTCGTAGGCATTTTTGACCAAGTCGTCGACGATTATGTACTCCCCGCCCATCCCCGTGAGGGATGCCTTTGGGGACGTGGCTAGATAATTGTTTTCGGGGCTTCCGCTCAGCCCCCAGAGGTCCGCGGTTGCCGAGCCTTGCTTTACCCGGACGTTCGGGAACACGTCGGAGAACACAGCAACATCGGAGTCTGCCTTTACCTCGCTTATGCCGTCCCTCACAGCCTTTGAAAACTGCCTTGACAGTTTCTCGTTGTAGCTCGCGGTGATTAGCTTTGTCCTCGGGTTCCTGCCCAAATACCACTGCGCGGCTAGAACCGCCGTGCGGCTTTTACCGTGGCGCGGCGGCATGTTTATGACCAGCAGTTCGTTGTCGTCCTTTTCGAAATCCTGCAAAGCGCGGCATATCTCCCAAAGGTATGTGGCGTCGTCCCGGTAGAAGTCCGGAGCTTTCAGTTTGCAATATTCCCAGAGGTCGAGTGAGGCCGCGATATGGCGGCGGTCGCTGTCGCTGCCGGCCTGCGCGGGTGGAAATCCGGATTCCCTTTCCCATTTCTCACGCTCCAGCTCTGCCTTCTTGGTGTCGTAGTCAACTTTATGCCTGTCCATCGGGTTCGCCATGAACCAACGGCCAAGGAAATCAAGCGACTTCTGGCGGCTCTCGAGCTTCACGGACGCGCCGTCCTTGCCTTGCTTCACCTCGCTCAGTAGGCGGCCGTCGACCTCGCTCCACTCCTTGAACCTAACGACGTTGATCTCCTTTGTCAGCTCACGGACTTCCCCGGTTTCCTCATCCCTCTCGGTCAGTGGTCCGAACGCGCCCATCACGGGCACAGTCTCCCGCCCGAACTCCACGAAGTCGGTTATGTCGGAAAAGGCTATGTTCATGTGTAGCTCAACCAGCGCGTCCGCGTCGGCCATGAGCTCCAGGTTGCGCAGCGATTTGAGCCTCGCGATTTCTTCCCGAATTACCACATTCGACAATAGTTCCCAGCCATTTGCGTTGGCCGCTTCGTAGCTACACCCATACGCCTTTTGGTAAGACCGCGTAGCGTTGAAGGATTTGATGTAGTACAGGCAGAAAAGCCTTTGTTTGTCGTCAATCGCGGCGTTTCGCCCTGCCGCTTTTTTCGCCTTTTTGTCGAAGCGTGAGTCTTCTGGGGACGGCTGTATTTCATCACTTTTAGTTGCAACCTTTTTGCGACCTTTTTTTGTGGCTGGTTGCAACCCTGTCTCTGCAACATTTTTCCAGAAACGGGTCGCCCACGACTTTACGGCAGATATCGACACCCCGTGCTTTTCGGCGATGTCCTTGTACTTCATCCCGTCCAAGTAGTCTTTATACGCTTCTTCCTTTGCGCTTCCCACAATCACCTCACCCGCTTTTTGCGCCGGGGCATAATAAAGCCGCCATCGGGCGGCTAGTATGTTGTGTTATTTGGAAAATCTGCGGATTTCAAGCTGAATCCCGAACACCCGGACAACGCTCTGCAACCGAACGTAAGCAAGGCCAACGGCTGTAAATCCCGGTAACCGTCAGTTTCCCCATGTTACCCATTATACCACTTGATTTTTTCCCACTGTGGACAACTTTATGGCTTTTCTTTCCCGCTGTGGACAACATTCACAAGTTTGAGTGTTTTCGCGACATTGAACACAAAGCGCTGCTTCCACCTCCGATACGTCCTCTCGCTTGCGTCCGTCGGATACCAAGCCCCATACATGACATTATGCTTCACGCCTTGCCTGTATTCGCCCGGAATCATCCTCAGCGACTGCTCGACCGCGTGAAGCTCCTCTGATATCACCACAAGCCTCATGGCCTTGTCCGCCGTCGGGTCAGCAATGCCACCACTGCCTTGCATAAGCTCGCTCACGTGCTTTCCATCCTTGTCGTAGCCCGTGGTGATGCGCGGCGCTGGGCTTGATTGCAGTACCGCGTGGTACTCGTCCTTTAGCCTGTCGTAGTCGCGGATGATGTACAGCACCCGCATGTACAGGTTGTGTGGCAGCAGGTAGGGGTTGTTCTTGTTACGCTGGTATTCTCTTGGCATCTTGACTATGCACCGCCTTTTTGGTATAGTGTGGTTGTCCGTACCACAACACCTAGCGCGGCGGTGCGCCCAAAAGGGCGCATTTGCTGTTCTTGCAGCATCCGGAGCGTTTCGCGGCTTGCTTGCAAACGGTGAGTTCAGCCCTCTTCCCCCGGTTAAGTTTTTGGAAATTCCGTAAAAAACTGTTTACAAATGCAGCAGTGTAATCTATACTGTGTACGTAGGCGGTTTTTCAACCTGCCCGGCACCGGGGCTCAAAGCCCCTGTTGTTGTCGGCATTTCGTGAAAAGGGGTGTTATCGTGCAAAATGCGTTAGTTTCAACAAGCATGGATCTCTTTGCGATGCCCTGTTTTATTCTTGGCGCAGCTAGGGTGATGGATTTGGGGGCTACCCTTGATGTTTATAACACGTTGGATAGCGGCGAGTCTGCTGACTGTAGGGCACTTTTGTCCGACTGGCGGCAAGTCGGAGCCGAGCTTTGCTCTTCCATGAGGAGATTTGAAAATGGCTAACAGGAATCGAAACAAAGGCAACCAGCCTTCCGCTTCTCTCGCGGTGGCGCAGACTCAGCTTTCTGCCACATATTCCTCCGGGCCTATACCGGACGCTGAACAGTTGGCAAAGTACGATTCTGTTTGTCAAGGCGCGGCTCACCGGATAATTGCCATGGCTGAGAATCAGTCAGAGCATAGGCAAGCAATCGAGAAAACGGTTGTAAAAACGAATGCCAGAAACAGCACGCTCGGTGTCATTGCCGCTTTTATACTAGGGGTGCTGACTATTGTAGGTGGCGTGTTTCTGGCTTACAACGGACGTGAGCTGTCTGGCGCCGTTCTTGGCGGTACGGGCTTAGTGGGGTTAGCCACTGTTTTTATTTACGGGACACGTTCCAGTAGGCGCGAGCGTACGGGGAAGTACGAAAACAATCATTGAGCTACCATTACGGACTCTTTATCTATACTGTGTACGTAGGCGGTTTTTCAACCTGCCCGGCACCGGGGCTCAAAGCCCCTGTTGTTGTCGGCTATTTCAGATAAGTGGTGATTTGCATGGCTACAAAGAGTATTTTGAAAAACGTTCACATCAAAGATGCTAAAGCTGCGAGGAAGCTAGCAAGCGCAATGGAGCGTTCCCAGGAAAAGCAGTCTCAGGCTGTAGTTGTCGGTCGCACGGTTTCCGAGGCCACCCGCGAGGAAGTCCGCATTATGTTTGGCGGCAAAAAATGAAAGGCATTAAAACTGTCAATTTCACAATGGAAAGGGGTTTTGTAAGAGATGAAAACTAGCGCAAAAACTCGTGATTCTGCGGCATGTGCGTCATTATACGTAGCTACGAGGCTTAACGAGTCTCTACGCGGCGCAGACAAGCACTTAAATAAACAGATTCGGAGGATTATGACCGGATGAGCGAATCGTCTCAGTTGCTGGTTTTTCGGAAATGCCTGAACGCTTGGAAACAGGCGTTTTTCTTTGTTCCGGCTTGTGAAGCGGGTGGGGATTTGCACCCCACATGAGCTTGTGCCGCTGGGCAGTACCGTCGCGCAACGGGAACTAGGGCTTTAATTTGCGGCACATTGATTGGTGGAGGGTTACTAACGTCTTTTTACCTGCCTTTTCTCTGCCGCCCTACAACACGCACCATTCTCTATACCCCTATTAGCGTCTACTACCTATTCCGCCACCGCTTCACTCGCCAGCCTCCGCGCGGAGGTGGTATATAATCGCTTGCGCGGTTACATCTATGTCGCTGGAGCGTCCTCGCCCCAGTCAATCCGCTGTCCGCAGTTCCCGCAATACGGCGTCGTGTTGCGGAGCTTCCCGTTGACTTTGACAATCCCGATAAAAGCGGCGGCGCAGTTCGGGCAGACGTGGTCGCCGTAGAGGGTTCTTTCGCGTTTGACGGGCATTGGGTTTAGCCGCTCGAGCTTCGCTAAGAGTTCTGCGTTTTCAGCCTGCAAGCGGTCGCGTTCTGCCAACGCTTCTATATACAGTTCGTTGGCTTCTTTTGCGCTGTCGCGCTGAAAATGCAACGCAGCGTGTTCCTCAAAAGAAGCCTTTTCCCTGTCTGATGTTTCCGCGTTCAGCCGCTCAGCCTTCCCTTTCAAGTGGGCAATTTCTGCATCATAACTATCAGATGTTCTTGACCACGCCTTATCACCGTCCTGATATATCTTTATGAGTTTTAATAGCTCTTTGCGGTCGGCTAGGAGCGCGGGAACGTCTACCGTTACTACGTCCCATGCTTCTTGACATTCTAAGCATCGAAACTCTCGGTCTGCCGCGACGATGTCCGCCCGTTCCTCAATCTCCCCTATTTCCTGTTCACTCAGCATTGTCTTTGCCCGTCCTTTCAGTATTTCAACAACCCCGACATTTCGCGCTCCCACTCGTCAAGGTCGAACTTGATGCCTTTCCTGTCTGCTCTTTGCCTTGCCCGCAGTTCGAGGTTGTTTTCGTAGTTGTCTTTTTTGAGTCGCCTGTTCTCCCGCTCTAGCCTGTCGTTCTCTCGCTTGTAGTATTCGACAATCGTTGGAGTTTCGCTTTTGTACTGATACTCGGCATAGCGGTACAGGGAGCGTATCATTGAGTTTTTGAGGGTTTGCTCGTCAACCGCCAGTCCCCTGCGGCGGGGTCGCTTTACGAGAGCCCCGTCCGCGTATGCCCCGATGTCGGGCGGGATTTCGTTTTTTACTTGCTCATACAGTTCTTTTGTCAGCACGAAGTAGTTGTAATGCCCCACAAAGGTAACGCTGGCTTTTGAGTGAAAATCCGATTTCGACGCTTTTATCTCGTAGCACCGCCAGACGCCGTTCGTGTCGTAGGTCATGTAATCGACGCGCTCCTTGCCGAACCACCCTATCGTCACTTCGAAGCAGCAGAACACGCCCTGCTTCTGCGTTGCCTTCCAGATTGCCGATTCAAGCTCTTTAGTCGTTTCCGTTTTCATTTTCGCACATCCCATCGTTTCCCAATGCGTCAAACTCTGCTTGGAGCCTGTCGTACCGCTCTTGCAAGCCTTTGCGGATTTGCTCTTTGAGATCGTTCGAAATCGCATCGCCTAGCATATCTATGATTTTCCAATGGCTCCCAGTAATATATAGCAATATTTCGAAAGGATTTTTACCCGTATGCTCCAATTCAAATTTTGACCTCTGTAATTTTACAAACAGGCTTTTCGCCCTGTCCAGCAGTTCTTCGGTCATTGTGGTTCACCTCCTGTTTCGTTTTCGTTCTGTCCGCTTTGCTCCACCGTAACCTCCGTCCTGGGGTTCGCCTTGTCAACGCAGCCCCTGAGCCTCAGCTCCACGTGTCCGAAGCTGTCGTCTTTTATTATCCCGCAGCTTACAAGCCCGTCCAGTATCATCTTGCCGCAGTAGTTGTCGGGGTCGCGCCTCCTGTTGTCGGGGAAGTGATACTCAATCGTGACGATAGATTTCTCCAGCGGCTTTGTCGGCTTCTCCCGGCAGCAGGCCCAGATGATTCTCAGCCATTCGCTTTTGTCATTGCGGTATTCCCACGTGTTGCGCCTGCCCGCGTATTCGTTAAGGCTGCGCGGTATGAGCGGGATGGTGTAGCGGTATGTCGGGGTCGGGTTCATCCCGTGGCCTCCGTTTCTTCTTTTTCGTCTTCCACTATCCGCAGCGGGCAAAACGGGGCGCGCTTGTCTTTGTATTCTTCTGTTATTGAAAATGCCTGAAAACCACACTCCATTGCGACGCAATACGGGGAACCAATCCCGTATCCGTCATATTCCAACCCACATTCCGCGCAGCTTTCAGGCGCGTCAAATTCAAGTATCGCTTTCACTTCGTCACCTCCTCCGGCTTCTCCACGCGCTCGAACGATATCACCCACACGTAAGGGTTATCTCCCCACGAGCAGCCGGGCTTTTTGGCGTTGATGCTGTCCCACAATTGTTCAAATGCTTGATATTTTGCATGGAACTCCCCGCCAGTCATACACCACTCGCAATCAAACATATTGCATTTGCAGCCGTCTACCCAAATGCCCTCTTTTCCAATATCGCCCACGCTGATGCCCTGCAGCCGCTCAACCCGCACGTCCGTCACGCGGAGGAATATCCGCGCCGCGTATTTCGGCATAGTCGCCGGTGAACGCCATGGAATAATGGACTCATGTAGAAAACTCGCTTTGTACTCGAGCGCGGGCATTACAAACCCGACTTTACGCCACGTCTCCCGCACATAGAGGATGTCGCCGGTTTGAAAGCGCGATTTATAGGGAATCATACCGATGTCTGCTCGGTCTAAGAACATTGCATATGTCCCTTTGATAACACGTCCTCCGAATTTCCTAGAATTGTCTGTCACTATTGGATTTATTTGTATTTCATCGAACACCATGTCGTCGCACGTTGGCTTTGAATTGATGAGTCTGCGCGTCATTGTCTTTCGCCCTTGAAGTATCGCCTGCACCATCGGTGTGCTGAATATCATACTTTTCATAGCTCCCACTCCTCCGCGTTTTCCATGTTGTCCATGGCGTTAATGAACTCGTACACGCTGCGAACTTTCGCGCACGACCAGTCGAGCATCTCGCAGCTTAGTATTGCGTTTATCATCTTTTTCTTGGTTTTTTGCTTCTCGAAAACGTCACGCAATAAATACGCTTTCACTTCGTGCATATGGCCGGTGCTGTGCTTCTTGTCAAGCCACGCTCCATTTGTGTAGCTGTCAATCTCAAACGAGCATATTGCGGTGTGGAAGTATTCTCTTCCGACACGAAGCACCACGCATTCCCTGATATGATGCTCTTGGATGTTGCCGCGCAAAGGCGCGATGAAGACGATGTCGCCGACTTTTGGCTTGCGTTTCATTCGCCGCTACCTCCTCTACGAGCCGCAAGCGCGGCTCTTGCTTCTGCTAGCGTGAGGAAAACGGTTTTGCCAATGCTTTCACCAGTGGCGACCTTGCTTCCGAGGTCATCGAAGAGCGTCACTATCCAGTCGAAATCGACTGCGATTTTTGATATGAGCCGCACGATTATCTTGTTCGTGCCTGTTAAGACGCAGTACACAGCGTTTCCCGGCTTTAGCGGCAGCACCGCCAGCCTGCCCTGCTCCTCCGCGTCCTCGTAGGCGGCGAGCTTGGTTGCAACCGGGGTTCCCGATACAACCGTGTCAATATATTTCATGTGCACTGGGCTGTAGTCTTTAGTTCTGTAGCATGGTTTACCGTTTTCGTAAAATGTCAGTCTAGCCATGGTTTCCTCCTGTCGTTTCTGTCGTTTCTTTCGTTTCGCCTACACCCACGCCTCGCGGCTTCCTGAAAACGCACGGCTTGTCCTCCAGAAGGCAGTACAGCTTTTTCAGAGCCGTGCATTTCGCGCTCATGTTCCAGTTTATCCAGAACATGACGCAGTCCACCTTGTCGGCGACGATGTCCGCTTTAATCTGCATGTACCTCTTCATGCCAACGGCGACCAGCGCGCTCGGGATTGCGGCAATCTCTGCCCGCGTTGGCGCGAGTTGCTTGACTTTCCGGTTTATCCTTTTCCGTTCCGCTTCCGTCTCCATGGGTTCACCCTCGCTCCTCGCCGTTCTCCGCTTTCTTTTCCACGCTCTTTTCAAACCGCCCGCACTCATTGCATTTAACGCATATCTCGCCGTATGATTCCTTAAGGTTTTTGCAGTCGGCTGCAACGCCGATGTCTATGAAAAACATTTGCCCACCTCTTTTCCCTGCCTAGTCCTTTTTCGATTCCGTGATGTATGCCATTTTCACCTCGGACAGCTTGAACATGCCTATCAGCTCTTCATCGACCTTGTCGTTGCTCAATGTGCGGGTCTTGAACACGTGCAGGTGCTTGCCGTCGTTGTGCAGCGTGTCGGCTTGCAGTACGCACACGTTGCCCTCGGTCGTTACCCTTGCCACTTTGCTCATGCTATCCCCTCCGTTCTGTAGTGCATGTTGCCGGCCCTTGCCGCCGCTTCGATCTGCGCGGCTTTCGCGCATGCAAGGGCGCATTCCGCGAGCAGCTCCATGTGGTCGGCTATTTCCAAGTGCTCGGATATTTTCAACTCACGCACCGCCGCGTCGGAGGTGTGCATCCTGTGCAGCACGGCTATCAGCTTGTGCTTGCCGCTATCGCGCATTGCGTATTCCGCTGCCCTCATGTACGGGTTCATCGTTCCACCACCCTCCCGTTTAGCAGGTAGAAGTCGAAGGACGTGGAACCCGTCGCGCCGTGGCGGTTTTTGCATAACTCAAGCTCGAGGCTCACGGGCACGTGCGCGGGTGGCCTTGAGTCGCCGAGGTCCGTGCTTGGCCTGTGCAGCAGCATTATCCCGTCCGCGTCCTGTTCTATCGCGCCGGAGTCCCGTAGGTCTGACATCATCGGCTTCTTGCCGCCGCGCTTTTCGGACTCGCGGTTGAGCTGAACCAGGCACATCACCGGCAGCCCAAGGCTTCTGGCGAGCCTTTTCAGGGCCGCTGATGTCGCCGTGGTTTTCTCGTACAGGTTCTTCCCCTCCGTGTGTCGTATGTAGCCCAAGTAGTCTATGACAACGGCCGCAAGGCCGCTTACCTGCGCCGCCAGCTTCTCCACGTCCGCGACGCTTGCGTTTTTTATCCTGTTGACATAAAGCGGCCTCTTGCTGAGCTCCACGGACGCGGCGTGTATCTTTTTCCACGTTTCGCCAGACGACTTTTCAGAGCTGTTCAACAGGAATTTTGACGACATGCCGGACTCCATGGCTATCCTCTTCGCGGTTATCTGGTCAACCGACTGCTCCAGCGTGACGAACAGCACGGCTTGGTTTCTAGACGCCCATTTGTCGGCGATGTTGAGCGCGACGGTGGTCTTGCCTACCCCCGGCCTCGCCGCGAGCACGTAGAGCCCCTCCGCGACCAAGCCACCGCCCAGAATCTCGTCCAGCTCAATGTAGCCGGTGGGGAGCGCAGCCCTGCGCCTGCCCGCCTCGAGCTCCACCCTGTACTCCCAGAACTGCCGCAACGCCTCGGGCCCCGCGACCACGGGGGACCCGTCGCACGTCCGCTCGATTAGCTCGATGCACTCGTTTTTCAGCCGCGCGGCCGTCTCGTGTGCGGGCATCCCCGCGCTGAGTTCCGTCGCGGCAAACATCGCCGCCGACTCCAGCCTCTTGACCGCCGTCTCGTGTGCCAGCTCGGAGGCGTACAGCTCATAGTTCCCGGAGGACGCGCATGATAGCATGACTTCGCGCATGTACCCGCTCGACACCACCACGCCCGCTTCGTTCCCCCTCCGCAGCACGGTCACGGGGTCAACTATGCCGCCGTCGTCGGCAATCGCGAGGCAGGCTTCGTAAATGGCCTTGTCGCTCTGCTCCGGAAAATCGTCTGCGGACACTTTGCCCCGGACTTTTTCCACGGCTTTGTTGCTGGTTATGAGCATCGCGCCTAGCAATGAGCTTGCCGCGGTCATGACTTTTCACCCCGGTTCTCCCAGTAGCCGGTGGCCATCCCCGCGTCGTCGGTCCCGGTCTGTATGAACCTGCCCGGGCCGTCATGCCTTTCCTTGGCGGGCACGTAGATGTCGGCAATCACAGGCGGGAACTCTTTTAGCCGTATGTGCTGCTCCACGGCGTGAAGCACGTGCTTGTGGTCGATGTCGGCGAACATCCTCTGCCAGAGGTTTATCGCGTTCCCAACCCCCTGCTCGTCGATGTCTTGGTAAAACCTCGTATATGCCGTCCTCAGCATCGAAAGTATGCTTTTTGTTTCGCCGTGCGTCAATTTAGACCCTCCTTTCAGCAAAATGGGTTGGTTGGGTTTTTTGCGCAATCTTCCGCTTGCGGATCTGGTATCTCGTCTTCCCAGCCCTTACGGCGTAGCCATGTAGCCGGATAGGGGATGAAGTTGCCGCCTTCTTTCACCCAGTCCCTGCAAGTCTTGGCCTGCTCTAGCTTTTCAAGCATCGTGGAGACAAGCTCTTTGCTTGGCTTTATGGCTTTCCACGCCTTCTCGGCGTCGCCCTTGCTGCGTTTCCTGGGGTACGATTTCCAGAATGTCTCAAAATCCGTCAGCGTTTTTTGCGCTTTTTGCTCACTCTGCGCAGATTTCTGCGCAAGTACGTCTCTCTCTTTATCTCTCTCTATTTCTTTATCTATATCTCTCTCTATATCTATATCTAGCGTCACTTTTTCGTCACTCTTTGTCACATCGCCGTCACAATGTGACGTTTCAGAGGGCAGCCCCACAATATCTTGTGCATCGGCTAATGATTGAGCCTTTATCCTGTGTTTCCTCATTCTGTCCGCGCTTTCCGATTCGTTGCCGATATTTACGGCGGCTTCAGGCAGCAGATATGATTTTTGCTCGGCTGCGGACTCTTCTATCAGACCGTTGGCCTGCATGAAAATAAGCGTGATTTTGACGTCTTCGCTCGTTTCGTCAATTTTAAGGGCAATCTCGTCGGAGAACTCATCTTCAATTCCTTCGTGGCATATCGTGCCGCCGGTCTTTATGCTCAGGAGCGCAATTTTTAGATAGATGATCGTGTACGTGTCGCCCCCCGCGATTCTGCGCAGCTTTTTCATCTTGGGGTTCTGGAAAAAGTCCTCCGGC